TTCACCTTGTTTAATAAAGTTGTTTGTTAACAGATTCATTCATCGGAGTCATAAATGCTCCATGAGTTGATGGGTTAGATACAAAATCCCAACCTATTAACTCAAAATCTTCACCTACTTGTACTTTAACACCAGATAAAGGTTCTACTGAACCCATACCTCTTGATGATATACCTAAAAGGATTCCTGCTTTAAGTAGTTCTTTTAAGATGTTACCACTTGGAGTTGGTAAAATCTCAACTGTTCCTACTAAATCATCATTATCCCAATGTATCTCTCTTACGTTATGAGATACGTTCTTTAGATTGATTACAGAAGAATCAGGATGGTCTAATTCACCAAGTGCTCTTCTTTCTTTAATAAGTGTTTCGTATTTCTTAGCTTCTCTCATCAAAATTTCTTTAGGATATATCCTTCCATTTTGATTTTCAGCACCTGCTCTTTGTAAAATACCCTTAACGATAGTTCTTCCACTCTCGTCCTCGTTTACTCTACCTTCGAATAGGTTTGTTTCTATTAGTATTTGTTTCATTATGCTCCCCAAGTTTTTCTTTTCTTAAACAAATCAAAAAAGATTGCTGATACTTCTTGTCTGATAATTTTTCTTATTATATCTTTATCAGACTCTTTGAGTTCTTCAGTAACTAAAAAATGATTTACACCAAATTTAGCATCTGAGATTTCCTCATTGATGATATCAACTAATTCTTTTTTAGTCATTTTATTTTATCTTACCTCTCTTTGCATCTCTCTTTAATTCCATGAGAGCATTGATTTGGTCTTGTATAGCAGATTCCAAACTAACATTTCTGTATTTAGCTTGTTTTCTAACTGCTAACATAGCTATTCTTTTTTCTTCGGTAGATACTCCTTCGTTTACCGACTCATCTTTTTTTTTATCGTCTTTTTTTTCTATTGCCTTTTGAAGTGCTGGTGGTAATTTTTTCTGAGCATCTGTTAATTCAGATACTTCTTCTTTTTTTGCTCCTCTACCTTTCCAAGTTTTTTCAATCTTGTTAAAGAATGCCTTTTTTTCATCATCAGACATTTGAGGAATAGATTTACCAGCTTTTTCTAAGGCTCTTTTGAAAAATTCTTGATATTCAGATTCTTCAATCATAGTTTCTTTAACTATGGCTTTTAATGCTTCTCTTGTTATTTTCATTTTTCAATCTCCTGTATGGTTTTAGCGATATTTATCAATCGCTCCTTTATCTTATAAATATGAGTATTTGTTCTTTTCCAATATTGGTTGGAATCTAACTCATTCATTGTTTTAATCTTATTGTACCAATTAAAAAACTTTTCAGTTTCTCTAAGTTGATACTTAAGTTCTTTTAAACCCATTGCCATCTTCTTATGAGGATGCATTGTTTCATCGTTTTTTAATTCTAACCAACGATTTACTGGTCTTTTTACTTTAGCTTCGTTTAAATCTTCATCCATCTTACCAACTATCTTCATACCGAATTGAGTTGCAATCTTTTTCTTTCTTTTCTTATCTTTTCTACCACCATCAGAAAATGCACCAGGTACATTATACCCAGCCACATTACCTGTTGCAGTTGCCTCATCCAATTCTTTTTCTACTTCTTGGATAAGTTCTTCTAAAAATTCTTTAAGATTTTTTTCCATTGACATTTTTTATCTCCTTAACCAATTCATAAGACATCATTAAAGCTGAAACTTGTGAATCAGTAATTTTCTTACCAATCTTTTGCTTTTTCAAAACATTTATCGTTTCTCTCAACTTTATTTTTGTAATCTTATCCTTCATACTTTTATACATTGAATGTAATTCAGTAATCGTTTTGATTAATTCAGATTCAAAATATTCATTGAACTTTGATGTATTAGTTACATTGTTAATATACTCTCTCAATAATCCTTTTTGTGATTCATCTAGAGAAGTATATTTTTTATTAAAAGTTTCAACAAGAATCTTATATGTCAATAATCTGAGGTCTTTTTCTTGTTTTTTGTAATCTTCTACTAACTTATCTGTTTTTGAAGTATTACTCTTATTAGCATTGGAAGCAGATATATGTTCTACTAATGTTTCTTTAGCATCAAATACATCTTTAACATTTAAAACATCTAATTTTTTTCCTTCAAATAATTTATGTATTGAAGCTAATATTTTATAGTTAGTTACAGGAGAAGATAAGAAATTATTAATTTCAAAGTTTTCTTTTATTGATTTTATTAAATTATATTTCTCTCTTTGTAGTTTCTTATACTCAATCTTACCATGAGCTTCTAATATAGCAGATATAAACTTTTCTGCTTTTGCATCGGTACTATATTTCTCATTAATTAATAAATTAAATAATCTTAATTCTTTAGAAATTTCTGAACCCTTTCCATAGAATTCAGCCATAATATTTTTAGCTTTCTCTTCTGTTCCATTAATTACTTCTAAAGTAATTTGTCTTGTCAGAAGTTCAAATAAGAATCCTGTGTTTTTAAATTTCGAGTGTTTTATTTTTTTCATTTGTCTATTTTCCAATTATGATATAGTAAATTTTCTCTTATTATAAATATAAAAATATAAAAGATAAATTAATTTTCAGTATCATTAATGAGGTTTTCCTCATCTAACATACTTTTTAGTTCGTGTAAATACTTTCGTTTTGATGAAATCCCGCTAATGTATTTTGCAGCTTTTTCCTCAGAAGTTGTGTTCTTTTTAGCACTTCTTCTTTCTTTATCACCTAGTGGGTCTCTACCAAAAGGAGATTTATCTTTTTTATAAGTTCCACCTTCTCTTGGTCTACCACCTTTATCCTTGATTTCTTGTTTAAGTTTTTCCAAAGATTCTTCAATATCATCAGGTTCTTCATCTTCCATTGCAGGGTCGTTACCCTCATCCTCAATAGAACGGAATCTGTATCTATCTTTTAAGTCATCTAACATTGCAACTCTTTGTTCATCTTGTTCACCATCTGATAATTTAAATACATTATCATATACCCAATCTTTAGATAACATATTAAGAGATTGGATATCTTGAGCTAATCTAATTTTTTCACTCCACAAGTTTAATTTTTCTTGTTCGTAAATAAATGATGGATTTACTAACTGTAATTCAAAGTTAGTCATTTCAGGACCTGTAATTCCTTGTGAATATAAATGTACGATTGCAATCTTAGATAATTCAGAAACTACTGTTCTTTGTATTCTTTCAATTGTTCTTGCAAATCTTACATCTTCAGCAGCTAAAGTTGCTTTACCACTTACTTGTTCTTCATATCCTAAATATGCTTTTGGAATTTTAAGAGCTGCAAATAATTTGTTTTTTAAGTAATCAATATCTTCGATAGTTGCATATTCTAAACCAGCAAGGTTTTCAATGTTTGTACCACTATCTCCACCTCTAACTGGTAAGTAGAAATCTTCAGTTAGATTTTGCATATTATACTTTAAGTTATAATCACCAGTATTTCTATCAACAAAAGGAACTTTCTTCATTTTGTTCATAATTCTTTGCATATAGTTATCTACCTCAGTTGGAGGAATATTTCCTATATCTACTTTAAAAACTCTTTTCTCTGGTGCTCTCATGATTCTATGGATTAACATTGCATCTTCCATAAGAGATAATTGTTTCCATAATCTTCTAGCATTTTCAATCATAGATTTACCATATGGTAACCAGTTTGTATCTGCTAATAATCTAAAGTGAGCGATTTCGAAGTTTTCATATTCTTCTTTTCCATTCGGGTCTTCAGTAATTTTAAACTTTACTGAATTTGGATTTGATGGGTCTGTTCTTTCTAATCTTTCTGTGTTATAAACTGAATGAGGTGTTACGTTAACAATACCTTTACCTTCAGCGATTTCTAAACCTAAGAAGAAATCTCCATACTTACACATATTTCTTGTCCATGGCCATAGGTTGAATTCAATATTAAGAATATCATAAAATAAGTTTCTTAATATTTCTTGAACCTTTTCATTATCTGATACAATTCCTAGAGTATCACCAAATTCGTTTTTTAGTGTTGATTCATCTGCGTATATATCAAGAGCTGATGCTAATATTGGGTCATTATCCATTGCATCGTAATCTCTAAAAACTTCTCTACGAACTTGTTGGTATGCCATTGATTGTGCACCACCTGCTTGTTCGTAAAAACTTTTTTGTAGTTTCGTATATCTATCTCTTAATGAAGATAGATTTGTTTGTTGTCTTTCATCGGTATCAACAACTTTTCTCTTACCATCTTTATCAACAGTAACAACTGCTTGAGCTCTGAAGAGTTTCGTTAATCTACCAAAAAATGAAGTATCTGCCATTTTGTTCCTTTTTTAAATTATAACCTTTATTTATTTTTTTACCATGCTCTACAAGACCAGTATCTAGCTTTGTGTCTTGGACCAGGTGAATCACAATTGTGTCTTGCTCTGAAAGCTTTTCTTCTTTCAGGATTGGATTTCTTAATTTTCATTGTTTTCTCTCCTGACTTCTTTGCAGAAGTTCCTCCATGTCCAAAGTTAACTTTAACAACATTACCTTGTGGGTTTTTGACATATACTTTGAATTTTTTTACATCACCTCTTGTGGGTTTACCAAGTTTTACTTTTCTTCCTTGGTATTCTGCTTCGTTCATATCAGATTTATATTCTTTCATGAACTCTACAAATTCTTTGATATCATGGTAGTTTTCTACCACATACTCTTCGGTGTGTATATCTTCATTTAGTAAGTTTTTCATTGATATCATAATTTATTTCTCCTCATATTATAAATATATAATTATTTAATTAACCAAGTTAAATCCTCATTATTGTCACCAACCCTCATTTTCCAAGGATTTTCTTCTAATTGAGCATTACCACCAAACCCCATTCCTGCAACATCTAATTGATGTGCTCCAATACCACCTAATGCTTGTTTAGTTAAATCAATTCCTTCTTGTCTTAATCTAAGTGCGGTATCTCTAACCCACAAACCGATTGATAATGACATTGTTAAATCATCATTGTAACCTCTCATAGCTTCTGCTCTGTTTCCTCTCCATATAAAAGTAAACAATTCATCAATAGTTCTTGATGAACGAATAGTTACTGATTTTTCTCTGATATATTGTTCTAACTTTGATATAATCAAAGGTCGTGTTTTGGAAGTTGTACTAAAACCTGCAGTTAATCCTCTTTCTTCTCTATTGTATTTATTATGTATTTGATTTTCCACATCTACATACTTTAAATCTTTACTCATGTAGAAAAGATTCCCATATCCTCTATCAATTACTTGTTGTATTACCGCCCAACCAATGTTTGCGTTTTCAACAACTAATAGTGCATTATTATACTCAGTTGATAAAGAAACTAAGAAATTTCCAAAATCTTTTGTATCTAACCTACCTTTGTATTCTGCAACTTGAGATGATTCTTCTATATCAATAACATGACAAGCAGAATAATCTGCTGAATCTCCTCGGGCAACATCGGCTACAACCATGTAAGATTTATTATAGTTTGGATATTCCCATTTCCATAGATTTCCATCAAACCCTGTCTTTTCCAAGGGTTCTTGTACAAATGATTCTTTGTAAAACATAAGAAGTTGTGGGTCAATCACAGTATCACCAGAAGAAACAAAATCACAATCACATTCTTGTGCTGCTCCTTTTACTCCTAATAAAACTTCTTGCTCATCTCTCCATTTTTGGTCTCTTTCAGATGTACACTCCAATGTAATCTTATTGGATTAAATGTATTTGTTTCTTCTTCAGCACCTACCCAAGTTTTATGAAAGAAATTTCCGACACCATTTGGAGTAGAAAGAATAATCGCATTACCACCAGTCGATAGTGTTGATTGTGCTGATACCCAAATATCTTCAATCTTATCAATAAATGCCGCCTCATCAAATACTAATAAGGATAATGCTTCAGAACGACCGGCATCACCAGCTGCTGAAGTTGCTTTTATCTGAGAACCATTTGAATATCGTAAAGATAGTTTGTTATCTTCTACTGTATTTTGTTTTAACCAACTTGGAAGATATTGATTCATTACTCGAACCTTTGTTACCAAGTTTTTTGCAACTTCTTGTTTAGTTGCAATTACTAATACATTAAAATCTTGATTGAATAACATTTTCCAAAGTGAAAATCCCGCAGTTAAGGTTGAGATACCTGTTTGTCGAGATTTAAGGATAACATTATATCTATGTTGTGCAAATTCGTTTAAAGTTCTTTCTTGAAACTGATATAAGTGAAAAGGAATTTTACCACGCACAGGATGCTGAATCATACAATACTTTTTCATAAAGTAGATTGGGTCTCCAGCACATTTCTGATACTCAAGTTTTATTATTTCCTTTAAACTTTGTTTAGCCATTTATTTTTTTCCTAGTTTCCAATATATAGAACCACCAACAAATGGTTTGTATTCACCAAGTTGATTAGATAACCCAAGATTTAAACCATAGATGTTCATTTTCTTGTTTTTAAATAAAATATTACCACTAAAATTATTTAATCCATTGGTTTGGTCTATACCTGTACCTAATCCAATATAAAATTCATTTTTTGGTAACTCTTTTACAATCGTGGTATTGTAAACTGTTGGAATTTTGAAAAACCAATCTATTTCTCTTGATTCAATTCTATTTTGTGAAATAACATCAGTAAGAATACCAAATCCTAAATCTCCACTTGGTTTATTACCTAATGAATCGGTAACTACCTCTGGAAAATCATATGCCAAATTCAAAGTATCTTTTACTGTTACTTTTGAAAAGTAATCTTTGATAATTGCAAGTGAATCTACATCTACTGGTATCTCTACTTCCTTGATTACTTCTTTTGTAATGTACTTTGGTACATATTTGGTTACCTTAACTTCCTTTTCTACAAATACAGTGTCAGTTTTTGATTCTAACAATTCAAAATCTTCACCATCTATGTTTATTATTTCTTTATCACCATAATCTTCTCCACAACCTCTTAAAAATAAAATGATTCCTAATAAAAGAAGGATTACTACTTCCCTCCATCGTTTAATTAATAAACTAAATATAATGCTCATAATTTTTTTCTTTTAACTTGTCAAAAGCTTCTTGTCTTTTGTCTTCTAATTCTTTAATTTCATTTTCGCCGTAATCGATGAGTTCTTGTATTTCGGCTTTAACCTCATCTATTGGTTTTGGTAACTTCCATTTTTCTGTTACCTTTCCATCAGAACCTAGTAGTTCATATTCTTCTTTTAATTCAGCTATTGATTGTCTATATGATTCTAATTTAGCTTTACCATATACAATCATCTTTGTCCATACCTTATAATTTTGATATTCTAACCACAAACCACTTGTTCTTATTTCATGCTCAATCTCAACTAAAGCATCTAAACAATAACCTGTCTTTTCAATCAATTTTTTATCTTTATCTGTGTATCTTTTGTTGGGATACTTTTTACATTTAGATTTTTCTTCTAAATATTTTCTAATTTCTTGAGTAGCTTCGTGGTTTTTACCTGTTTTTAAGATATAACCTTCTTTTTTCTCATACTTGTGGTGTTCATCTTCCCACTTATCACCAACTTTACGAGATTCTTCTTTTTTTGTATATCCAATGGTAGTATTTTTATCATACTCACCTGTTTGAATCATATCTACCAACTTTCTTCTAGTTGGGTGCATATATTTTTTCTTGAATTCTTTACCCATTGTTATATATTAGGTTATAATTTATATATAAATATATCAAATTAAAGAAACCGATAATTTTAAAAGAAAATACCAAGTATTTGGTTTACGGAAGCGAATGTACCTGTAAGTTTAAAAGTGTTTCCTTTGTATAAGAAAACAATACCTTCATTTGGTACAATTTTTTTAGGACCACCGATAGAATTTAATCTACCAAGTTCTAATTTAAGTTTTTCAATCTTTTTTGGGTCACCTGATTTCTTAACATCTTTGATTGTTTTATCGATTCGTTTCTTTATATCACGAACTGCGGAATCAGGATTAACTGTTAGTGCTGATGAAGTAAATTCTAACACTTCTGCACCTAATCCTAAGAAGATTTTCTCAAACTTCATTAAATTATCTTTTGATATCTTCTTATGATTATCTTTATCTGTTTTCTTAGCCCATTCTAATGTTTTTTCATCAGTAATGTTCTTTTTATCTAATCTAAACTTCTTATCCATGAACGCCCATCTCTTAACTAACCCCATTTTGGTTTTGTTATCAAGTGATGATGGAGAATTCTTATCAACCCATTGTTCCCACCACGCTTGATGGTAGTTTGCAACACCATCTGTATCCTTTAATTTAAATTCTTTTTGTAATTTAGTGATTTGTGATGAGTATTTACTACGTTTCTTAGTTAAATCTTGTGATTTTGGTAATTTTACGATAGGTGGTCCTTGAATAGTGTAATTATCTTGTACATCTTTGTTAACTTGTTTAATCATACCAGCTAATATTCTAGCTGCTTCACCATTTTCACCTATTGCCTTACCATCCATATCATATTCCATAGTACCATGGAACACAAGTAACGCCTGACCATAAGGAATAACGTTTACTGATGTTGGGTATATCACTTCAAGGTTCATAAAACACGCACCTTGTTTGAATATCTTATCTCTTTGTTTATCGTTAAGTGATTTGATTGCATTTGAGAGGTCTTTCATTGCATAATTGTAAGCATCACTCAATCCACCTCTACCTTGGAACTTATCTGATACCCCTTTGATATCTAAAGCGTTCTCACCTCTGTTCTTTAGGTGTCCTTTGTTCCTCGCTGCTACTAACCTACCATCTCTCCATGATATTGCAAGTGCTTGACCATCTGTTTTCTCTCTTGTGAACTCTAATGTACCTTCAAGTGCTCTATTTACGATATCTTTAAGTTGTCCAAAGGTTAAATTTATATCAGTATCAAATGGGTGAGACATATGTCCATACGCACCACCTTCTGTAATCAATCCTTCTCCTAAGAAGTTCTCTTTTTCTTTATTTTTAATCCACAATCCTATTTGTGGTCCTTTGATATCAGAAGGAACATCCTTTCCACCAACAGATAAGTTAAAGTTTACGAACTTTTTCATATCCTTTCCGATTAATTTACCAAACTTAACGATTTGGTCATCAGAAAGTGATGTTTTTTGTTGTAGTTTCTTAAATACTACGACTTCTTCTGGTTTGAAGTGTTGTAATGATACTAAAAATACAATATTATTCTTTTCATCATTTGAATACGTTAGTTTATTCAATTGTTTTCCTAATACCGAAGGGTTATTTTTCTTTAGTAGTGATGAAAGGAATAGAATGTAATCATTATCGTTAATATAAGGTTTAGATATTTTAAGATTTGGGAATATTAGTGAAGTGAATCCAATCTTATCATTCAACTCCATATACTTTTTAGTATCTTTAGCTGATTTAATTGATTTTACCACCTCATCTCTTACTCTTTCGAATGAAACTCCCTTAAGTGATGGGTCTTTTTGTAATGAATCTAATAATTCTTTATCTAAACTACCACCTAACCTTGCTTGGAATCTTAAAGCTCTTAGTTTTCTAAGTGGGTCTTCATCGAATCTTTCTGATGCTTTACCAACTGTTCTAATTTTCTTCTTTTGTAAATCTTTTATACCACCAACTAAATCAACTATCTCTTTTCTATCAATATCATAGAACAAAGCATTGATAGTTAAATCTCTTCTTCTTACATCACCTTCAATATCTGTATAATCAACAGATGAAGGTCTCCTACCCTTACCAATATCTTTTCTAAATGTTGCAATTTCATGTCCACCAACCATTACAACTCCAAATGATTTACCAACCTCAACAGTTTTCATTCCTAAATCTTTAGCAATCTTTAAAACCTCATCTGGTTTAGCATCTGTTGCTAAATCAAAATCTTTTGGTGATTTTCCAAGTATTGCATCTCTTACCGCTCCACCAACTACATAAAGTTTCTTACCATTCTTCTTGAATCCTTTTTGTATCTTAATAATATCAGAAGGTATTCTTAATTTCAGGTTTTTTCCTTCACCTAATCTTTGTAATCCTGCAGGTGGTGGTGTTAGTGGGTCATAACCAAAACATCTATTTCTATATGCTTGTTCTGATTCATTTGGTAACCTTTTACATTGTTCATCTAATCCACCTCTATCGTGTTTAGAGAATTTACCTAATTTATCAAATGCTCTGAATGATTTAACCTTAGCCACCTTCTTTGGTCTCATTACAGATAGTTGTTTATACTTCATGTGATTTCTAACAATGTAAAATACATTTGCAGCATTACCACCAACATCTTGTATAAACTTTCTGTATTTCTTTACTAATGAGGCAGATACTTTCTCATGTCCAAAGTGTGTAATGTGTCCTTTCTTTGGATGAATACCAGCAGTTTCGTCTTTTCCTATATCGTGAAACATTGCTGCGATTGCAATATCAATATCATCATCTTTGATTGAACGATTTACAACTTTAATTGTGTGTTTAAGTACATTACCTTCAGGATGTTTATCTGCTCTCTGTCCAAAGTTCTTTAGATTGTAAACTCTCTTTTGTAAATCCGAAGGCATCTTTTTAAATAAAGATTTAAAATCTTTAATTCCTAATTCTTTTAATCCTTCTTTAACTACTTTATCTTGTTTAAGTTTGTAATGTATATCTCTACCATCCGCCTCTTTACCAAATCCTTTACCTATTACCTTTTTCCAAAGTAACTCCAAGAACTCTACTTTTTTTCTATACGATAATCCTTTTATCTTTTGATTGATTTTCTTTCTGTTCTTATAAACATATTTTTTAAAATCTATATAAAAGAAATCATTTACCTCTTTAATTGGTTGATACTGATACTCTTTACTTGATTCAGAATCTTTTCTATATTCCTTATTTCTTTTTGCAAACCTTTTCATATCTTCAGGTCCAGCATATCCAATCATCAATTCGTTTGTATTATCTTTACCATCAAACTTTTCTGCTTCTTTTGCTCTCAAAGCTGGTAAGAATCTAAACTTTGCTCTTTTTAGAACTCTTTTCTTTTTTCTTAATACATTCTTATGAACTATCTTAGCTTGTTGAATAGATAAATCAGTTCGTTTCATACCAGGAAATAAATCATTCATAAATTCATTATAAACCTGTTTGTACGCTTGTTTGTATGCAATCTTTTTTAGTTTAGCAAGAGATTTTCTTCTTTTCATCGTTCTTGCTCTTCTTCTTGCTATTTGAGCTCTTTTACCAGCCATCGCTGCTTTTCTTCTAAGTAATGCTGCTGGTCTTAATCTACCTTTACTTCTTTCATCTATATCTTCAGTCAATCCCATCTTTTCTCTCCAAGAATCAAATGCATCAAAATCATATTCTTGTTTCTGAGAATCATATCCACATGAATGACATAAATACTTTTCATTATCATTAGATTCGATATCCCAAGAGTGATTACATTTTTCACATTGTACTGCAGTTCCCGCGAGCTCGGTTACGAAACCTTCTTTCATTAGTCGGAAAGTTACAACCTTTCTTCCATTGATAGTTGGCATTCCATGTTCATCTTTACCAATAGTTTTTACTTTAACCTTTTTGTTTTTGAATCTACCCATTAAGATAGTATCACCAACTTCTACTGGTAGATTGATTGCCTCATTTAAAGATGCTTCATATTCTTTCTGAGAAATTTTATCTCCTTTTGCATCATCTACTGATTGTTGTTTATCTTGTTTTAAATCTTCTTTACTCGCTAGTGATTTAACCAACTCATAACCAACCATTGCTGCCTTACGAGTTACATGCTTAAACCATTTAGAATATGCTTGGGATGAATAAATATCAATTTGGTTAGTTGCAGTAGTTGTACCAAGTACACCAGCAGGAAATGGGGTTACCGCCTTAACAGGTCCATCAGGATAAATTGGATGGTCGTAATAATCTTCAATTTCTTTTGAAGTAATCATATTCACTACCTCATACCCAATCTTCGCAGCTCTCTTTACATTTATTTTTGAAAATACATCGTAGTTAGGGAAAAAGAAGTTTGGCCCATCATCTACATCTCCACCTCCAATTGCTAACGAACTTTCATTGATGAGCCATTCTTCAATTCTTTCTTTAGGAATTTCAATTACTCCTTCATTAAGTTTATCAGTAATCATCTTGAAAATCGTTGCATTAAACTTTCCATATGCTCGTTTCTTAAAGAAATTCTTTTTCTGTTCATCAGAACCAACTGATAAACCATTACGAGTTTCTGTACCACTTATTCCACCACCACTTTGAGGTGCTGCATAAACATAACCACCATCTCTATATCCCACAGAAACATCACCCTTATAAGGTTGGAAGTATTTACCACCTAATCGGTTCTTATCCTTCTCACCAACAACAGTTACGAATGCAGTTGTTTCTTCATCAAACTTTTTAAGAATTTCTGTGGGTTTGTATGGATTTTTGACTTTATGTATTTTGGATTTTGGTATTCCAAACATAGTAGTCATAATTTTCACCTTCTCTTTGAAGTTAAAAGGTGATTTAGGTAATTGTACCTTATCAGATGTACCAACATAAACATTATCCTTACCGAACTTTTTGACAAGGTGTTGGTAAGTACCAGCATGACCTTTATGCATAGGTTGAAACCTACCCACATAGATAACTACTGTCTTTTTTATAGGATTTTCATCCTCCATTATACTCTCTACGAGAAATTTGGAAAGTTTATTCATATTCGGTACACCTTGTCAGTATATAAATATGGAAGAAAAAAGAATTAATGATTCTTGTAAATAAAGGGGTCTCTTTTACGAAGTTCTTCTAATTTTTTTTTGTATTGTTTTTTCAACTGTCTTCTTTTATACCAGTTATATGGGAACAAAAATATTTTTTTTATGTAATTCATAATTTTAATTTTTATAGTACAATTCAGGATACTCTACTAGTATATATATTCCTCCTTCAGATAATGCTTTCTTATATGCTGGTAAAATCTTTTCTGGTGTATCTAGTTTTTCAATAGTACAGTTTGTAACCATTTGTTTAAATGCATCTGTGTAATCTGCTTTATGTTGATGACCAGGGTCTAGTGGCTTATCAGAACCCTTACCAACTCTTACAATCACATTTGGTTTCCACTCACCATCAGACATTGCTTCTAACTTATCTAAGTGATTAATTAATTGATTACAAGCAAGTATTAAAAAATCCCATCTTGGGTAAAATGTAATAACTTGATGACCGGTCATTGCCAATCCCATTGTCATTCCCATTTGGGTTTCTTCCATTACTGGTGTTTCTATCATTCTTTCTTTTGGTAATCCCTCAATTGTTTTACTCATTGGGTTACCATAATAAACTATCTGTTGTCCGATGAATATTGTTTTATCATCTTCCATTGAAAGTTTCATTGCTTCAGTTAAAGCATCTAAGT